GCTTCGAGCGGGTAGCCGGTCGGGCCGGTCACTAGCTGGAGACGTAAATCCATGTGTTAGGCAATCTCGGTTGCGGTAGCAGATCCGCCGAAGCGCGGGCCAGCCAGAGCGATAGCGATGCCGCCCAGAACAGGCGAATCGACAACCTCGACGCATTTGAGCCGGACGCAATGGTAGCCGCTGGCTTGCAGCTCCTCGACGTTGACCTGAATCGCGTACATCTGGCTGCTACCAGCGGTCGTGGTAAAACCGGCCGCCGCGCGGGTCGTCATCGCGCCCTGAACGTCGGTCGACGTGATGGACTTGCTGAGAAATCCCACAGCGCTGGTGTTGGTCGGGACGAAGTCGTCACAGGCCTCAACAGTGATAGTCGAAGTGCCAGTTGTGCCAACTCCCTTGTAAACAAGAAAGATGGCACTTTCATGATTTTCCAGACTCACGACGTCCGAAGTAACTGTGCCCGCGAAGGCGTCGGCCACGGGATCGAGCCCCTTGACAAAGTGCAAATTGTTGAGTAATTCGTAACGAGGCATGTTGGGTCTCCTTAGTGCGGGCGACTTGCGCCGCCCGCTCCGGTTTTATGTTTAGGCGCGGGCCGCAGTCGTCACAAAGGGCGACAGGGTGTTGGGGCCTTTGAACGGGGTGATCGGCTGTTTGACGCTGCTCTGGCCGTTGGCGTCGAACGACCATTTGAAGGTCATCTCGTCGAAGATGAACCGCACGTGCATGGATTGCGCAGCGCGGAGGCCGCCCTGGGTGATCATGACGTACTTGCTCATGTTCGCGAGCACAATGTCGCCAGCGTCGCCCAGCGTTTCGGCCTGCTCGACAACAATCACCGGGAAACCAAAGAAGGTGCCGTACTGCATACTCCCGACTGCGCTGTTGTTCGGCAGGAACACCGGCTGCTGGCCAACGGTCAACAGCGGGAATTGGCCGATCGTGTCCGGGTTGCAGAACCAAGCGATGCGGTCGCCCGGGTCGCGCAGAAGGCGAGAAAGCATGGCTGTAGCGTTTTCAATCACGAAGGTGTCGGCGGTCTGGCCGGACTTCTTGGCAACCTGCACGAGCAACTGCGCGCCGTAATTCTGCACGCTAAAACCGAGAGGCATACCAGCACCGTTGCCGCGCCAGATAGCGTCATCCAGTTTGAACGCAATCTCGGAGGCGAAGGCATTTTCCAGCACAGCACCCATGGCCGTTGCATTGCGGAGCAGGCGCTCCGTGGCATAAGTCAAACACTTCAGCGATTCCAGCCGCAATTCGTGGCGCGCAAATCTGGGCTTGGTGGCCGTCGGCGCGTCAGCTTCGCCGGTCCAGTACGCCTGGACGCCGCCCCAACGCGAACCGTTGGCGCGGCTGGTCTCGTCGATGTACGGCAAGTCGATGGAGTCAGAACCTTCGTCCATCGGGATCTCGTTCACCAGCGGGAAGATCCTAGCCGTTTCGCGGGCCCGCCGCAGCAGCAGGTCGGAAAACGCCGTCGCAATGGCAAAGCCGCCGTCGGCCGGAATGCTGGCCGAAGAGCCGGTGGCGGTCAGCGTCTCGAAGAGTCGCTTGTCAACCTTGCCACCGAGGCCCTGAAACGAGCCAGCAGGGGACTGAGCAAAAGCGATGGCCTGGAGGTTCTCGCCGAAGCTGGCCCAGGGCCGTTTCGCTTCGTTGTCGCTGATCACGCGAGCAGGCTCACGGGTCACGTTCTGCTTGGCCCGCGCTTCGAGCGCCTCGACCGCCGCCAACTGCTTGCGGACGGACTTCAGTTCGGATTCTTTGGCGTCCACGGTAGCAAGATGCGCGACCGGGTCGGCGGCGACCGCAGAGGCCGCCAGTAATGCGCTGTAGTCGTTTTCCAGCGCGGAGACGGAGGAGAGTAGTTCTCGTTTCGTCATGTGTGCTCCTTATTTGCTCAACACCCGCCAACGCCGCTCTCGCAGCGCCAGCTCGTGCCGGGCGTGGTTTTCAGCCGCGCTGGGCGCGGTAGAAATTCGTTTGGCCGCCGAAAGGCTGGCCGAAAGAAACTTGGCTCCAGGATCGGCCCCAATAGGCACGATGGAGATCTCAAACGGCCTCCACTTGCTCGCCAGCAGGTGTGGCCGCTTGACCGTCGAATCCGGCGCCTGGGTCATTTCAACGATCTGAACGCCCATGGAAACGCTCGTAAGAATGCCGTCCTCGATGTCCTGCCACACCGGTGCCACATCTTCCCGGTCGGAAAACCGCAGGGTAGCCTCGTAGCCGCGACGGGTGCGCCGCGGATTCTCCACCACGCCGAGGACATACTCGACCTCTTCCTGCTGGTGGCCGTTTAGCACCGGTTTCCCCGCCAGCTGCGTAAGGTCGCCGCCGTCCATGCCGAACGACAAGTCGTATACGTCGCCAGACCACATATCGACTCGCTCGACCTTCGCGCCCGAGTAAAACAGCACGTCACGCTTGCGCTTGCCGGGTAGTTCGACCTTGTCGCCCTCCTCCGGCATCTGCAGGAGGTCGGCCGGCCGCAGCGACGACAGAAGTGATTGCGGCGTCTGCAGTAGTAGCTGCTGTGCTTGGTCTACATTCATTGCTGACCTCCCTGAAACGCGCCCGCCTGCGCGACCGGAACCATGGCACCCTGCACCAGGTAAAGTTCGCCGCCGTCGTATGGGTTCATGTTTTCCTTCGAGCGAATCTCGTTCGCATTCAATGCGCCGATGTTTCGCATGGCGCTGTAGTAGTTCGCCCGGCTGGCCGCGTCGCCCCGCAATAGCGCGTCCATGTTGAACTCGGCGTAATAGTTCGTGGCCTCACGCGGGCCAAACAGTTGCAGGTTGATGCGCTTCTCGATGCGCGTCAGCCAAGGCCGGATAGTGTGCGTCGCAAAGTCGATGCCCTGATGCTCAATGTTGTTATTCGTCGAGCGCGTAAGGTCCTGAATCATATGCGGCGGCACCCGGAAGATGGAGCAGATGTCGGCCTTCTGATACTGGCGCAACTCCAAAAACTGCATGTCGCGGTGATTGATGGCAACGGTCTTGATTTCCGCGCCCTGCTCAAGCACGCCGATCTTTCCGGCGTTGCGAACGCCGCCGTAAGACTCCATCAGCCAGGTCTGCAGGTTCTTGCGCGCCTCGTTGCTCAACGCTTGCGGCACACTCATGTAAGCGGGCGGCGTGGCGTTGTTCTTGAAGAAGTTGGCCCCGTAGCCTTCGGCGTCTTGCGTCATGCCCAGGGCCTGCGCCATGTAGCCCACAGGCGAGTAGCCGGTCAGACTATCTTCGCCGTCGTAGCCCAGGCCTGGAATGTGCAGGATGTCCGACGCGGTGTACATCTGCGAGCCGTACTGGTAGACCATCACGCCGGTTTCCGGGTCGCGGAACACGCGCATCGACGACGGCGAGAGCGGCGTAAGCTGGGTCACGTCGCCGCGCTGGTTGGTCTGGATCCGCGCGTAAAAGTTGCCCGACAGACACAGGCACTTCGCCGCCAACTCCCAGAACTCAAAAGCGGTCATGTCCGGGTTGGGCGAGTCGTGCAGCAAATAATAGAGCGGATGGTTGCGATCCAACTCGCGGCCATCTCGGCCACGCCGGTAAATCCCCAGCGGCAGGCTGCCGATGGTCTCGGCAATCACGCGCACGCACGCCCACACGGCAGTGATACGCATGGCGGACTCGCTCGACACGTAGTACTTGCTTCCAGACACGGGCCGATACCAGAAGTCGTTATCCGGTGGCGGCGTCGCGCCGAGCTTGACCATGAGCTTGCCGAAAAGGTTCATCCGGTATCACAATCCCTACTGCATCGTGCTACCACGGTATCACGAATTTTGCTTGGCGTGCTACCAGCCCAGCGTCACTGGCACCATGTCCTCGTACACCGAACGCTCCTTCGGCTTGGCACTCGTGCTGATGCCGGTCGCCATGACGCACGCGATGACTAGGTCGTTGCGGGTCGTTTCGCGGTGGCGGTCAGGGTGGACCGGCTTGATGTTGCCCGCCGGGTCGCTGGCGATCTCGCAGCATTCGATGTTCCAGCGCAGCACCGGTGAGCCGTCATGCACCAACTGCCGCTCATGCACCAACTGCTCGAAGCGCTTGGCGGCTGGCGACATCGACACGTAGCCCTGGCCGAACTCCACCACCTGAATGCCAGCGTCCTGCAGTTGCTGCGCTGTGTCGCGTGCGCCATAACGGTCGTATGCAATGGCCTGGATGTTGTACTGTTCGGCCAGCTTTTCGATGTGTGCCACCACGTAGCGCCAATCGACAGTGTTGCCGGGCATGGTCTCGATGTGACCGCCCTGCGCCCACTGGACATAAGGCACGCCGTCGGTTGCCGTTTTCTCAGCCAGCATTTTCGACGGCAGGTATGCCCAGGCCCGGTAATAGACTTTGCCCTGATATGGCCAGCACAGTGCAAATGCGGTCAAGTCCCGCACCGCGGCAAGGTCCAGGCCGCCCCAGCACGGCACGCCGGCCAAGTCTGGGAACTCGTCCATGCACTGGTCCCAGTCGCGCAGCGGTATCCATGTCGTCGTCGCGCTGGTCCACTGGTTCAGGTACAGCCGCCGAAACGTGTTCTGCTTCTCGGGCCGCGCCAGCGCCTGCCGGAACTCCTCTTCGTAGTCGCGGATGTCGTGCAGCACCCCAAGCGTCGGCAGCGCCAGCGGCCACAAGCTCTGGTCGGTCCAGTCAGCGTCAATCGGCACCTCGTAAATCAAGGGGAAGTACGACTCGTCCTGGATTTCGCCCGACGCCACGCGCTTGGCGTACTGATACTCTCTGTAGCAGATAGATTCCTGATTGCTCCCCGCCGTGGTGATAGTCACCCACAGCGGGTTGCGACGCGACTTTGATCCGGTGGTGAGCGCGTCGTAAAGCTCCTGCTCGGCAATGCCCCAGGCGTGCAACTCATCAAACACGACCAACGATGGGTTGTACCCGTGCTTCCCGGCGCCGTCGCTCGACAGGGCGCGGATGATTGAACCAGACTCGTTGTGCCGGATCAGCTTGCGAGACTCGGTGATCGTCACCAGCGGGAGCAGGTCCTCCGATGCGCGAATCATGTCGGCCACGGCGTCAAAACAGATGCTCGCCTGGTCGCGGTCCTTCGCGGCCATGTAAATTTCCTGCTTTTTCTCCTGCGACAGGAAAAACTCGGCGACGACCAACGCGGCGACGGTCTGGGTTTTGGCTTGTTTCCTGCCCATGGACGCAAACGCCTTGCGGTACAGACGGCGGCCGTCGGCGCGTTTCCAGCCGAGCAGGTTGGCAATCAGTTTCCGCGAGTGCGGCAGCAGCTCAAACGGCTCTGGGCCGCCGGAGCGGGTGGCTTTGGTCAGGGTGAGGCCGCCGATAAGCGTCTCGGCCATTTGCACCGCGCTCAGGTCCAGCCAGTTGCTGTTACTGGTGCTTTGTTTTGGCAAGCTCTAAGACCTTTGCCAAGGCCGTCTTGGCGACCGGCTTTTCAACGTCGCGGATTCCGGCGCGGCCACGGCTTCTGGGCCCGATGCACAGTTGGCCGCGCAATTCTTCCATTTGCCGGGTTAATGCCAGCCAAACGCGGTCGTCTGCTGCCGACTCGCGGCGATACGTCGCTGAGGCGAGGTCGGCGTACAGCGCGGCGTCGGCCTGGCGCATTGGGACGCCAGCGGCGCGATTGTCTTCGACAAGTTGCTGGAAGATGGCGACCTCTTCGGGGCACAGGTTGGCCGGCGGGGCAATGGATTCCTGGATGATCGGGCCGGGCTTCGGCGGCGGGTTTTTCGGTATCGGTCCTCGTAGTCCCATGATTTCCAGTTATACCACCATGCGTCTATTGAATGGGCTTATGCAATGCTGCCAGACGCGGTACTAGTGGTTTTTTGAGGGTACCTGTGGAAAACCTGTGGAAAACCTGTGGAAACCGAAACCGCGAAACCGGGAATTTAACGTAACCGGATTCCGAAGTCGGTGCTGCGCTCAAAACCGCCAAGATCTGACCCACCCCTCCCCATTTCTTCGCCTCGGCTTCCCCTTTTGCCGCCGAGATTTCCACAGGGTACTAGTGCGCCAGCTATAAGCCGGATTTATGGATACCGCCGCCGGTCGCCTTTGGTCTTCCATATATGGCATTGGTGGCAAAGGGCCTGTAGGTTCCCGCGCTCCAGCCGCGGGCCGCCAGCGCGCAACGGGATGATGTGGTCCACCTCAGTAGCCACCGCCGCCTGGCAGATGCGGCAAACGGGCTCCTCGCGGCGCACCATGATGCTGAGCTGTTGCCATGTCGCGTCGTACCCGCGCCTCGTCGAGTCGGGCCGCCGGTCAGCAGGTCGCGGACGGGCCGGGCATTGTGGACCATGGGCGGCAAGGCAACGCTGGCACCAACGAGGCGGACGAGTGGCCATGATTTATTTTACGTGCGGCGCCGTCGTCACCGCCGTCCAGGCGCGGCTCAAGTGTCCGCACTAGGCAACTGTCCGGAATTTCCGGATGGTTGGGGATAGCCTTGGAACGCTTGGAACGGATGGAACGGCAGTTTCCATTGTTGCGTTCATTTTCTACGTTCTCCCCCTCTCCCCCCTTCCTCTGACTGATATACTCTTTATATTCTCCTGTTCCATCCGTTCCAAGAAGAAGAAGTATATAAGAATGAGAGGGTTGCGTGGAACAGATGGGGGAAAAGATCCGTTCCAAGATCCGTTCCAAGCGTTCCAAGATCCGTTCCACGCGCCGACTACAGTAGCCGAAGGCCCAGACACGCCCGACCTTTGCGGGTGCCGATCCATACCGGGTTGGGCGTGATCTGATACCCAGCGCCTACGATCCCCTGCGCAAACCACTTCGGGGAAACAGGCTTTTGAGCCCAGCGGCAGTACCGCTCCCGCATGTCAGTCAGCAGCACGCGCCCGTCGTCGTCGCGCTCGCAGGCTTCCTGGATCCACTCCAGCACCGGGTTCTGTTCGTTGCGGTACTCCTCCATTTCCACAGCGCCCGCCGCCGTGAACCGGCCATCCTTCGCCCACAGGCGCCGGGCCCCCTCGACGGCCCACAACAACACGCCCTCGATCTCGTTCCGTAGCTCGTCCCAGACTTTTTTGTTCTGCTCGCTTTCCGGGATCACGTGGTTGAACTGAATCAGCAGCAGTCTGTTGAAAGTGCCGCGGGATCGGTCGTTGATGGCCGGGAGGGTGTTCGTCACGATGACGTGCTTGGCAATCGGCACGTCCATAATCGACGGCATGTACTTCTCGTCAAACTGGATCGGCTCCTCGGTCGATACCAGCGTCTTGAATCCGCCGTCGGCAATCATGGCGTCCGTCGGTAGCTCCGTCAGCGCGTTGATAAGCTTGCCCCGCAGCGGCGCACGCTTGCGCGGGTCGTCCATATCCTCGACGGACACGGCGCACATGTTGGCCGCGCCCACCAGCTCGCGGAGTAGAAAAGGAATGGTACTCTTGCCGCAGTTTGACTCGCCGTAGCACAGCAGCGCCTTCTTATACCGCGCGTGAGACATTAGGCAGTAGCCGAAAAACTCCTGCAGGGCCAGCTTCTTGGCCTCGCCGTCATGGTCGCCGCCAAAGTAGGTATCCAAGCACCGCATCAACGTCGCGCATTGCGCTGACCGCTGCAGCGGCACCGGGACGCACGCCTGCAGGTAATCCTCGGCGTTGTGCGGGCGCATGGCCAGACTATCGGCCCGCAGGTCGATGACGCCGTTGCCAACGGCCACTTCCCATGGCTGGAGCAGTCGCCATTGCTGCTCCTGGCGATGCGTCGAGCAGCGGATATAGTCGGCCGTCTCGGCCCGCCTCCGCTGCGTCGTATCCTTGCCGTCGCAGTCGGCAGCCAGCGCCTTCAGCCGCTCGGCCGAAACTTGCCGCCAGTGCGTCAGCCCGTACTCGTACAGCACCCCGTCACAGTTGATGATTCGGTGATCGACCAAGATGCGCTTGGCGATAGTGTTCGGATGCGGCTTCTTGCGCTCCTCCTCGTCGTCGTCGGGGTTGCTGGCCGCGTCCTCTGGCTTTGCCCCGCCACTCCGGCCGGCCGCGTAACGCCCGATTACCCAATCGACGATTTTCCTGACGTTGCGATCCGGCGGCACATCTTCGCAGGCCTGCGCGGCCTTGAGGACCTGCCGGTGGATATCGGCATCCGGCGTCTCCCGCGCCCGCAGGCTGCACGCAAATTTGAACAGCGTATGGTGCTGCGTTCCCTTGGCAATGCGCGACGGCAAATCGAACCGCTCGCTCGGGTTCCGCGCCCGCGTCTCGCTGGTCCCTATCATCGCCAGCAGCCAATCTGGCCCAGCCGCCAGCAAGCTACGAGACGGCGCCTCCTCGTCAACGTCGAGCCACTGGTACACGTGGCCGCTGGGGTGAACCGACGGCGGCGCAACGACGTAACCGCCAGTGCCGCGAATGTCCACGCCCTCGGCCACCTGGCCCGCGCTGTTTGCCACGGCCACGCCGGGCGGCAGTGCGTAATACAAGTGCCGCCCCCGTGCCGTTGTCGCCGTCAGCGTGTCCGGTAGTTCGTTCGCCTCGGCCCATGCCGCCGCCGCCGCGCCGTCAAGGTCAACCACAAAAAACCCATGCCCCGTAGCCAGCCCGATGTTGGCCGCTGGCCACTTCTGCCACCAGTCGGCAACTAGCGCCGCGTCAAAGGTAGCGTCTCGACAGCCGTGCTGCGTCGCTGGTACCTTGTCCTTGGCCCGCAGCGGATGCACCGGCCAGCCAGCGGCCACATACGCCGCCGCGATATCGCTAAACGTGTTGGTCACTGGCTTTTCCTCCGCAACAAAGACCGGTTCGCCAGTCGCGAAACCACTCGCAGCCGGGCGTTCCATTCGTGGTACTCGGCCCAATCTGGCTCCAGCCACGTTTCGACAAACCGCGACCGCTGGCCGTAGCCACTCTGGTGCTCAATCTCAATCAACTCAAACCCGCTTCTCACGACGGACAGCCATTTCTCGACCAGAACGGCAAAGGTATTCGGCGGCGCATGGTCCACGTCCGATGTCGCTATGGTCATTTCCAAGTTTGCCACCGGGCATTGCGCCGCTGTCCTGACGGACCAAAACTCGCCCCGAAACGCCGCAATCTGCGGATCAACGATGGACCGGCACACGCTCATAACCGTTGCGCGTTGCGACTTCGGCGAGATGCAGTGCCGCCATGAAAAGTCGCGCACCGACCCATCAACCCTAACGGCTAAAAACCGGAGATAGCCGTTGTCTATTTCCTGGACTCGCACGTGCTTGATCCCGCAGTCGGCGATCACGCCGCGTTGGGGATGCGCGGCCAGTAGGGCATTCACAAAGTCCGCGTCGTCTCCCTTTATCGTCGCGTGACCCTTCCACCTGTCCAGCAGCTCGCGGATATGCGCCTCGGCCGCTGCCTTGCTGCCAAACGACCTGCCGCCAATCACTACAGCGTTCGTCATCTCGGCTTACCCCAAACCATGGCCGCCCAAGTGTGCATGGCACTCCCCACCGGGTACTTGCCCGGCTCACAAAGCACAATGCGCGCCGCCTCTCGGTTCATGCGGTCAAACCGCTCCACCGCAACGAGCGGAGACGCCTTCTCTTTGGCCATAACGGGCCTTCTCTTCCTAAATGCCATATTTTGACCTCTGTACTGCCCTAAGTTGACCGGGCGACCCTCGCGAAGTCGCCCGGCTACAGAGGACAGCATGACTGCTGGCGGTAGCTAGCCGCACCTCAATGTTGCTACGCCTCGACTAGATAGGTCAAGCACTTTCAGCCACGCTGTAAGCGCACGAACTTGGCCGTGAGTTCGTGCAGCACTTCCACGCGCCAATCCACCTCGCGAACAGCCTCCCGCAGCCGGTTAAGCGCTTGCGGTGACCAGTCCATGCGCCAGCCCTGCGCCCGCGCCATGGCCGCCATGATACCCTCGCGCTGCTCCGCCATGCGGCGCTGCAGGTAGTCCTCGGTGATGTCGTGCTCGGCCCGGTCGCCCAGCACCTCGGCGGTTGTTTTGCGGCGCACGTAAATGCTCACTTCATCACCGCCCGCTCGGCGTCGGCGTTGGCCGGTGCCATAAAGTGGTCCACATACGCCCGCACGCTGTGCTGGTCAACGCCAGCCCGCGCCAGGTGGTGGCGCCCTTCGAGCGCCTCGGCGATCAGCCAGGTCAAGCGGGCTGAATCGCGCTTCAAGTCTTCGATTTCCATTAGTATCTCCTCTGCACGTTCTTTCATGTTCACCGCCCCCACTCCCCCGCCGCTGGCACCCGCGTGACCTTGTAGCCGCGAATGTCCACCGGCTTGACGACCTCGATGGCCTGGGGGCCAATCACGATGTCGCGCGCCTCGACCACCGCCACCTCCGGCCACCGACGACCAGCAGGCGGAGCAGGCCGCGCCATTTGCTTATGCACCGCCGCCTTGGTGAGCCGGGCCTTGGTGGCCTTCGTCACCTTAGAGACTTGCGAATGCGCGTAGCACGCCGCGCACAACTTGCTCCTCGGCGTCCTCGTCGGCTGGCCGCACCCGGTAGTACGGCACAGCTTCGGCCCCGCCGCCGCCTTGTTTCTGGCGCGGCGCTTGGCCTCCCACTCGCGGCGGTAGGCATTTAGGCACGGCGCGCACTTGCCGTCCTGGACGACCTCACCCCCGCACTGCGAGCACTGGCCCAGCGGGTATTTGCGCGGCGCTGGGTCGTACCGTTCGGGGCGGTAGGCAGATTCCGGCGTGCCGCGCTTGATGCGCCGGTCCTCCCGGTTCTCCACGCGCCAGCAGTCGCGGCACCGGGCGGCAACCAGTCGCATGTCGCGCTCGCCGCCGCATTTAAGGCAGATCGTTGATTTTGCGCTCACTCCTCCCCCCTCGCCGCCGCTGGCTCCGGCCTCCCCGGCATCGGCACGGCGTGGGTGGGGGTGCCTGGAAGATGCTCGGTCGTCCCGCTCTTCTGCCAGTCGCCATACGCGGATCGCCATCGGCACTTAAACCAACCCTCGGCTCCCGGCTCCCATACCAGCCACCAGTTCCCGTCCCGGTGCTTCTCGCTGATCGGTTCCGGCGTGGTCAGCCGCCGGAGGTCGCGGAGTTCAGCGAGCAGGGCGGGGATGGCAGTCTCCAGTGCCTCTAACTGTTTATTCGTTAGTCGTTCCATAATTCTCCTCGATCACCTTCCCCTTCGCAATCCGCCGCTTCAGCGTCTTGAGCCGCACCAGCCTGTCGCCCTCAAATTTGCTTCGATACTCGACAAACTCCCAGGTGTGGTGGATGTCCCAGAAAATCCTAGTAATCTCGATGTAATCCCAGCTGCGCCAGAGCGGCACGAAAAATCGGTCGCCAGGTTGGGGGTTCTTCATGCGGTTACGCATTGTTGTTCTCCTCTCCCCGAACTTCGCTTTGGGGACATGCGGTAGGTTGTTGATTCGTAAGTGCGGCGGCACGGTCGCGGATGTACCTCCACACCTCCCCCACGTCAGACCGGTAAAGGTCGTTTTTCGCCCACCCGCTCCACAGCCCGCGTAACTCCCGCGCCGCCGCCTCGCGCTCCCGCTGGGCGAGCCAGGCGAGGGCGGGTTGGGCCAAGTCAAGAACCTCGCGTATCCCACGCACTTCGCCAATTAACACGGCAATCTCCGTCCAGGCGTCATCGGAGTGTTTTAGATCATCGGCGTAGTTTGCGGCAAGTCGAGCCGATATGTTCAGCTTCCGAAGCGCCTCCACGGCCCTAGCCTCCCCGGCCTTCGCCGCGTCCCGCTCGGCCTCCAGTTCGGCGATGCGGAAGCGGAGGGCGTCGAGTTGGTCGCGGTGAGAAAGCGCCTCCTCGGCCCACGTCTTTGCCAAATGCGCCAACCGTTCGCGGTCAATCATTCCGCAACTCCCGCCTCCTTGATAAACTTAACGAGCAAAGCTCTTGCCCCCTCCCGCTCCTGCCGCAGCGCCGCCATGTCGCGCTCCTGGGACTCATACATGGTTTTCCAGTCGCGCTCGGCAAGCAGCGATTTCTTGCCCCGCTCCCGCATCAACTGCGCGGCCTCGCGCAGAATCAAAACAGTCACCCCGTCGCAGCCCATCTTGTAGTTGGCAATCTCCTCCAGCCGTGCGGCCTTCTGTTCGTTCGTCAGCATTGCTCGTCCTCCCACTTCTTCACTTCTTCATCTGTCATCCGCCGCGTTGCATGGGCGCAGGACTTGTACCCAAAATCGACATCGGTTTCACGTGGCCACAAGCACCCCGGCTTTGGGTCCAGTTCGTACCCTTCGCACTCAAAGTCGCAGTAGTTGCTTTCCATCGGGGCGGATCGCCCGCGCGGCTGCTTTGTCCTGCCACATAAAGTGCAGCTAACTGAGATACCGACGTATGCAGGTTTCGTCATTTCCCCTCCAGCCGCGCCAGGGCGGCGGTTGCTACGCACTCGGAGCAGTCGCAGTGGCGGCTTCCGCACATGCCTACGTCTCCAACCCGATTAGTGATGATTTGTTCCAGCGCCGCCTTCGCCACTTCCAGACTCCCGCGTAAATCGCTGATCGTTTCCATGGCTTCAGTCAGCGCAGCGTCCACAGCCTTGATGGCGTCGAGGTCCCGCTCCTGCCGCTCCAGCGCCTCGGCCCCGGCGAGCAGTGCGGCGGCGTCCCGCTCGCACCGCAATCCCTCCTGATGGCACTGCCGGTGCGTAAGCCCAGACCACGGGCTTAGGCTAGTTGATTGCTCGCGCCATACAGAGGCGTTTAATTAATTTGATCCGCCATATCCCGCAGCCGCGCGGCGTGAACCGGCAAAGAATCCTTGCGAGTTGGGTTATTCAGCGACATGAATAACCTCGATGGTCGGCAGCTGGCACACTATTCTCCAGCCGTCCAATGTAGCCGCGCAATCAAACTTCCCGTTACTGTTCTCACTGTCAAAAATAACGACACCGTCAGATACGCTCCGCACCCATCGACGCCAATTTGGCTCGATGTCGATAATGTCCCCCTGCTTCGGGTTCGTCAGCACGTCAGATGCTGTTCTCATTGCTCCTACTTACCCTCCGGCTCAAACACCGCGTCCGGCGTGCCGTGCTTGGCCCGCATGTATTGGTTCCAGGCACCGTACAGCGCGTCCAGCGCCGCACCGGCCGGTCCCTCGTGGTTGTCTGCGCCCGCGCCGGGTTCCGTCACGCCATACTCGGCCAGCAGGTGCTCGGCGGCTTCGGCCAATCGCTCGAATGGCGTCAGCACCGGACCTCGGCGAAGGTGGCCGCAGTGGCCGCAATAGATGCCTTCGGCAATAGTAAGCGCCATCATTGCTGCTTGCGCGAGTGCGGAATTGCATCTTTCGCACTGCGCGGCCACCTCCGGCGCATCTGGCGATGGAGGAGTTGTCGCGCCTACCAGCAGCCAATAATGCCCGCTCGTTAATCGAAACTTTTCCTCGCGCATTATTCTCCCCTCCGCTCCACCACAATCGTCACCCCGTCCGCCGTCGCCTCGGCGCCCGCGATCTCCCAATCCGGCACCACATACCCCCGCGATCGGCAGTACGCCGCCAGCCGCTCCCATGCCTCGTCGGCACTCGTCGCACACTGTGCCACCAACGCCATGGCCTCGGCGGGCGTCAGCGGCATGGCAAGGCGCACTTGCTCCGGCTCCCGCTGGTAGGCCGGGTGATCCGCGCCGGGTACGACCATGTGATTCTCGTCCATTTTTCCTCCTGTCTCGTTTAGCTGGTCTACCAACCGCTCTACCTGCCGCAGCAGCTGCTCTACGTCGTCGCGCAGCTGCACATTTTCGAAGCGCACGCGGTCCAACGCCCTGACGCGATCCTCAAAATGGATGCACCGGGCGCGCCAGTCGTCCACCGTCATTCAGTCCTCCACACGCGGATGCCGCCCTCTTCCTGCCGCGTCGTATGCCCCGCGCCGATGCGCCGCAGCGCATTGCCCAGCGGCGTCTGGTTGCCGACGCCGCGCCTTGGCATCAGGACGCTATCGCCGACTTCCATGGCCGATGCAACCTCGGCCCAGTAGCCTCTCCTGCTGCGATTGGCTGGCACCGGCACGTTCTTATCGATTATGACCTTCATCGGGCCGCCTCCTCGCCGCGCTCGGGCCGGTGGTAGGCAAACCGCCGTTGCCGATGCTCCTCGGCCTCGCCGAGCGCCCGAAACCACGCCGACAGCACATAACAGATACGCACCATGCCGTGCTCGCGCACGACCAGCCCCACATACACCGCCACCGCCAGCGCCACCAGCGCAAGGCCCGGAACCACGTACTCGGTCATCGACCATTCTCCTTTTTCAGCCGGAAAATGACTTCCTGCTGCGCTAGTGTTTGGTGTTCAGCCTGGCCGTAATAGACCAGCCCTAAATGCGCCAGCGCCGCCGCGTCGGCCTCGTTGTCGTTGGCCGCCACCACAGTCCAACGCCGATACACTTCGCGGATCATCATCGACTTCTCTACCTTTGCGCTCCCGCAGACGAACTTCTTCAGCGACATCGGCGTGACCACCACATACGGCACACCTAACTGATACAGGTCCACCCGCACCATCCAATGCAGCGCCGACCGCTCGGCCTGCGCGCCGCCTACGCTGCCGTAGGACAAGCCTTCGATGATGGCCGCGTCGATGCCGCTTGATGCCTGCGCGATGGTGCGCCGAATGCTGATAAGCCGATCCTCCGTGCGCGTCTTCGCCGTCGTGTTGATCGTAGTCAGCAGCCCTCTTCCTGCACCGGTCTCCACCACGCACATGCCCGTGCCAGTCAGCGACAAATCTAACCCCAAAACGATCATCGGCCCCCCTTCGCCGCGCGCCGCCGAATGCCCTCAAGTCGATCATTCGCCGCCTCGCGCAGCGATGCCGCGACGATGTTCATCTGCGCTGCCATCGCCCTGGTTTGCGACGATCCGCCCATGGCCGGATCATTCCCGGCAATTTCCCAGGTAGACGCCTGCGCCAGCAGTGCATTTGCGGCCTGCTCATCAACGGCGTCCAGAACAATGTCTTTATCAAACACTTTTTCCAGTGCCTTCACTAAATAATCTATGCTCATTTCCGCACCATCCTATATCCACAGCTAAGGCTCACGCCCGGTATCTCCGCGCCGGCCCGCAACGCCGCCTTGATCGCCGTCCTGTCGGGAGTCCGCATCTCTAACACGTCCCCGGCAAAGCCCAGCACCTCGTCGGGCAGCGCTGCCACAATGCGGTCCCAGTTGTCGGCTGGCATTTTGACGGTTACCGTCTGCAGCGCCGCCGGTATCTCCGCGCCGTCTTCGATACGCACCGCGGGCGGCGTCGACGCAATGCCCAGCGTCACCGTTTGCCCCTCCAGCACTGTCCACTTACCGCGCTTGTCCTGGCCGCGCTCGAGGATGATCGACACGACCATGCCTTGCAAGCGCTCGCGCGCCTTGGCGTACCGATGCCGTAGCGCCGTCAGGCGGTCGATCTCCGCGCTGCAGGCCTCCTCCTGGGCCTCGCAGTGGGCCAGAAACTCGCCGACACGCTGCCGCTTGGCGATGCTGCCCTGCAGCGCCGCCTGGAGCTCCAGCGCATACGCTTCCCGCTGCAATTCGCTAACCGTCTCGGCGCTCTCGACCAGCGCCATCAAGTCGGATTCAATCTGGTAAAGATTAGGCACCGGCCACCTCCAGCAGCGCTGTGTAGCACTGGTGCGCGACCCCTGGATCGGTAAACGCAGTTGCGTCCTGGACGCCGAACATGCTCAGCGTTGCCAGATAGTCGGCGCGGTCAATTCGGCCACCCAGTTCGTCGAACATGCTGACCATCTCTTTCTTGCCGCGCCATGGCCGCTCGACGACCTCCGCCTGCACAACAACGGCCTCAGCAGGCGCCGCAACGACTGGCGCGGGTTCGCTTGCCTGCCGCATCTCCTCCGGCGCGTACAGGCCGGCCAGATCCTCGGGGAAGGCCTTGCGGATGGCGAGCGCTTCGGCGCACTTGGCCAGCTGATTGCAGGCCATCTTGGCCCACATGGAGTTGGCCTTGCCGTCCTGCGTCTTTTGGACGTACTCAGCGTAGTGCGCGACGGCAAAAATCGGCCGGTCAAACTCGGCACGAAGCACGCCAACCTTGGCGGCCACTGGCGGCGTCGGCTTGACCCACACGTCCACCCATGCGCCGTCCTCGCCGCACCAGTACGGGCCGTCCTGGCCCCGGTAGAGGCCCGTCCGCTGCGCGATCAGCCGGAACCCGTCGATGCCGGTCTGGAACGTTGGCACCATGTCTTTCTTTTGGTGGTCGTACCGCTTGACCACCTGGATATGTTTGGCAAACGGATCTAACCGCTTGCTACGGCAAAGCTCCAAAAACAGAGCAAATTCCACGTCGTTCGTCCCCGCTGCGATGGTCTGCCGCAGCAGGTCCAGCTGGTCCTTTGTGGCAACTGTTTGGGGCGTCGCCTGCCCACGTAATGTCAGTTCCATATCGTCTCCTGTTAGTTAAGAGTTGCCCCCGGCTGGTAGTGTCGGGCACCGGGGGCGTTGTTAACCGTTCCCTATTTTCTGTTTCTCCGTAATAAAGTACCGCCCATAGGACGGCTGGCTTGCGCCAGGTGGTCGGCCAGGAATCCACGGTTTCCACGCCGCGCCTCCGGATCGCTCCTTTGGTAATAGCCGACCACCAAGCGCAAGCGCTTGGTTACTGCCCCTGCCATGCCTTGCCCCGCCACGCCTAGCCATGCCGAGCCTAGCCATGCCGCGCCTTGCCAAAACCTATCGAACCCACCACAGCAGCGCATTCGCCGCCAGGCTGCCGCCCAGCGCAAACCACAGCGCCGCAAGCTGCCGCGCGTGGCGTGCGCGTTCAATCTCCAAGAACACCCGCCGCAGCGTTGCGGCCGTCACTTCGTTATCGCGGTCTGCTTCCAGCTGCGCCCGCTCCGCGTCCTGCGCCATGTCGGCACGACGCTTTATCTCGTCTTCCCAGTTCCTCATTTTTCCCTCCATGCCTGTGTAAGCAGCTCTAACCCAACCAGCGCCCCGCCGGCCGCGCCCACGCCGATGGCGACACGATCCGCCATTGGCAGGTGAGTCGACACCCACCCAACATCGGCCATGGTCACGCCCGCCCAAATGGCAATAGCGCCGACCGCAGCGAACGCGGCGCGGATCACTTTTCGGCACCCCAAACGCGCCGAACTGCGATACGCACCAGAACGCTAACCGGCACGCAAAGATGATCTGCCAGCTTGCGTAGTCGCTTGTCAAGCGCTGGAGTCAGCCTGATAGTAGTTGCTGTGTTGTTGTCTGCCATGACTCAACACTAGCACTGTTCTGTATTCGCCGCGAATACATTATTCAATTTTAATCAAGCACGAAAAAAGCCCGCCGGAGGAGACGGCGGGCTGGAACAGGAGAAGATCGTAGTACCCCTTCAGTTTACCCTAATCCATGTGGTCGCGCAGCCGCGCCAGGAACCGCACCAGCACGCCCGGCAGCGGCACGCCGAGCTTGCCCGCATTTTCCGTGATCGAAATCAGTTCGGTCGCGCAAAAAAACCCGGCCACCCCAGCGGCCAGGTCGGCGTCGATACCAAAGTGGGGCTGAATCGCTCCACACGCGCCGGTGAGCAGGAACATCATACTTTTTTTGGCCACACCCCTGAACGATGCAGCGCTATTGAGTTGCCCGCCGCTGCACGCGACCATCGTACCGCTAACATAGTCGACGATGGCCAGAAACACCAGCGTATGCACTGTGGGCGGCAAAGTCCCCCAGTAGGCCATGGCCACAGCCACCGGCCAAAAGGTTTTCACCGCCGTCACCGACGCCGGGGCTTCCATCATGGCCCTATCGTCCCGCATCGTCCCGCATCCGCACAACGGCGAGTTGGACGGCCAGGTCGATGACACGACCAGCCGCGCTGGGTACGCGCGCTTTCAGCGCGGAAGATGCAATCTGCAGAAGAGCCCGCCCGCGGTCGGACGGCTCAAGCGCAAGCCACTGCTTGGCGATAGGCACGCCGAGCTCTTGCGCGGCTCGCAGTATCTCGTCGTCGGCCCGCGTCGGCGTAAGCGTCGCCACGAGTCGCACAATAGGCAGGGCCTGCTCGGCCAGTCCAACGGCGTCGCGCATGTAGCGACCGCCAAACCATGATCCTACTTTCATTATCCAGTTCATCGAATCGCTCCGAATATGGCCCCGCCTGCGATAGGCGCGACCAGCTTTAATATTCGCATACGCATGGAATCCGGCCTAGTCAGCCGGGCCACATTCGCCGTCGTCACATCCACCGACTGCACAATCGACGGCACCGCTGCATTGATAGACCGCGCCGCCTTCGACGCCTCCCCCGCAGTCACCCGCGACGCCCCCAACAGCGCCGTTGTCTGCGCCTGCCAGCACGCACCGTTGCCCCGGCAATCCGTCCACGGGTCCAGCCGTGCGCCGATGATGCGCGGCACCATTCGGTACTCGTCCAGGGCCGCCGTGGCCGCTTCTGTCGTCGGCCGAACCGTCGCCAGCACCGCCGCGCCCTGCCGGTCGATGGCGTCGCGAAGGTCGATCCTTGCGCCGGCCAGTTGCGTCTCGGTCGCCACGCGCCATGCCGCGCTCTCGGCCACCGCCGCCGCACGGGCCCTGCCGCTTTCGGACGCGACCAGCCGCCGCCACAGTGCGCTCTCGTCCGATAACTCCCCGCGCGTCAATTCCGCCTCGCGGGCCAGCGCCGCGTCGACCACGTCCGGCAACTCCACGATGACGCGCCGCGCGTCGCGCACGGCCAGCACGGTCTCAGCGGCAAGCCAGGCCAGCATACCCAGCAACACCACGATGACAGCCTCGCGCATTACTTCGGCAGTTCGGCCCATTTGCCGCTCCATTTGACGTCCCGGCCCGTCCGGTCGTATGCCCACACGATGCGCCCGCCGCTTGGCACACCGGGCCGAATGTCCAGGTGTACGTACCCCTGATAAATCGCCACGCCGACGCCCGCAAACTCCGGGAAGTCGACCAGCGCCTGCCAAATGGTCAGCGGCGCTGGCCCGGCCACATCAGCCGCCAGCCCTTGCGTATGCCAACCCGGCTTGGCCTTCTTGGCCTCGACTGGATGCTGGGCGCACCGGTAGCCGCTCGTAATGGTCAGCGGCACGCCGAGCCTGTCGCGCAAGGCCTGCAGCGCCTCAACCAATCGCAACTGCACGCCAAGCCGCCCGCAGTGCTTGCAGGCGAACTCGGCGTCGCTAAAGTCGCGTGTAAGCTGGTTAGGCATTGGCGTCCGGTTCGGGCTCCGGCGTCGGTTCCGGCGTCGGCTCCGGCGTCGGTTGCTGCGCGGCCGCCTCAGCCGCAGCCCTCTCGGCCTCCCTCCGCGCCCGGTGCGCCGCAGCGATGCCAGCCAGCGTGGCAAACTCGCCACCGACCATGAGCGTCGGCAGCAGTGGAGCGATCCTGGCGGCATCGATTTCGGCCTTCTTTGCCGCCATCTCAGACTCCATGGCCGCGATCTGCGCCGCGACATCCGGCGCGTATTCGGCACGGGGTAGGATGATCGCCTTCAGCACGTTGTCCAGCAGCATCGCGAGCATCAAATGCTCGACATTGGCCAGCCCGATACTTTCGCTGTAAGCGTCGGCCACCGCCACGGTCGCCGACGGGATTGTCACTTCGTAAGCGGGAAGGCTCCCGCGCTGGATGGTCAGTTTCACGTCCATACCCTCTTAGTGTGTCGCGCCTAGGATTTTTCTCAGGCGATACAGTTTGCCCCGGCCAGCGCAACCGCATAGCCGGGGCTTGGTTTCTGTTAGAGAGAGATGCCCAGGTAGGCAGCCCACTCGATGATGATGATGATGATCGGGTCCATGCTTATATTCTAATTCGCGTAAATGCGCCAGTTGGTGCCGTTCGACCACACCAGGACGGTATTCCCCCCGCCCCCAGCGACGGTGGTTCCGATGGTGGTTGCGTTGGCGTCGGTAACAGTCGCAATCATGCCAGTGTTGCCGGAGGCTGTGGGAAGGTTGGCGACGGTCGAGCCTACGGGACGGACGCCGCGCAGGTAAAGATCGCGGAAGGTTCCCGCCGTGCCGTTGTTGACTTCGATAACTCCGGCGGCGTTGCGGGCGAAGGCAGCGTCTAAAGCCCCACCCGATCCCGTAGTCGAAGAAAACCCAAAGCTGCGGTTACTTGCTACCACTACACCACTTCCGGTCAGCCGTGCGGTATTGTTCAACTCTAAAACTTGAGTCCCGAAGAAGTTTCCACCTGCGTCGACATAAGCAATCGGAGTGCCGCCGCTATTGGCCCAAACTTGCAGATTCGATGATTGCGCGGCCCCGTTTCTGACGACAAACGAAGTGTTTCCCGCCCCGGAGGAGTCGTAGACTGTCCCGCCCTTGAACAGCAAACTGCCCAGCGCATTACTCCCCCCGTCCCCCACCTGCAACGTGTTCCCCGAGGCGCGGGAGAGGGAGAGGTCTTTGGTGCCCGTTGCGTCTGTTGTGCTTGAGAAATTGAACGAATACGAAGAATTGACGTCCATCGTGCTTTGGACAATGGCCCTGTTTATGGTCCCGCCTGAATCCTGAACGGCAAAAAATGTACCACGTGCTTGGATGCCTAACGTGTCGGTCACGAGCAATCTTGCCGACCCAGAACTCAACTGCCATTGTTGTACCGGCGTCGTACTCTGCCCCGCCCCGGCGCGAACGATGACCTCGGTGACGCCGGTGGTGGGCGTGCCGTCTCGTACTAAAAGAGTCCCTGGGGTCGCAAAGGTTGAAAAGTTACCAGGGCCAAGTACGACAGATCCGTTCTGCAAAACGCGAACGATTGGAACCGAGTTGTTGTTAATCAGCTCCCAATTACTATCTCGCCCCACTCCACCCGACGAGCCGGGAATTATGACTGACCATGACGGACTGGTGGCTGAAGGGTTACTCCACCTCTGAAGTCCCGGAAATGTGGTCGAAGCGTTTTGCACCTGCAACCGATTCGTCCCGTCGTCGGTGGTGGTGCCGAGGAGGAGGTTGCGAGTTGTTGTCGCCAAGCGGAACCCCTCAACGGATTGCACCCGGAATATAAGGCCGCCAGCCCCCGCGTTGTTCGTTATGAATAAATCGCCGACGCTGTTCAGGAGTTGACCGAACGAAACCCCAGTAAGGGTTACGATAGACCCGCCTGCGCCCGTCGAATAAGTAATCCCAGCACTTGTCCCCGCCACCCCCGCCCCGGTGCCGTAGAGGACCTGGCCGGAGGCGACGGAGGAGGCGCCGCGCACGATGTCCGACGAGTCCGAAAGACCGGTGCTCGGAATGGCAATGTTGGCCGTGCCGTCGAACGACACGCCCGCAATGGTCCGCGCCGTTGCCAGCGCCGTGGCGGTCGCCGCGTTGCCGCCGATGTTGCCCGTAATCTTTGACCCAGCCAGCGACGTGATCCACGCCGGGTCCGCGTAGGTGCTGTTGATGTCCACCTTGTCGGTGTTCAGATTGGCAAAATTCGTATTCAGCGTAACGCGCGACGAGGCAATAATATCGCTCGCCAAAATAGTGGTGATAGTAGCCATTAGGACTCCCTCCGAACTTTTACGATGCGCCTCTCGGCGTCCACAGGTACAATGCGGTCGTCGTAGTCGATACCGACGACGCGGATTTCTAATCCGACCTCAAACAAGCGGCGCGGCGTGCCAGCGTACGACACGCCCCACGCTTGTAGGGCCTGCGCCCAGGTCAACGCCTCATCTGCCCATGTGCCCGTCGCCAGCGCCCATGTGCCCGTCTTGTCCGCCCACACAGTCGCGGTGCCGCTCCACGGGCCATAGACCTGCGCGATGGTCATCACGATCAGGTCTGGATTTTTAGGCGCAAGGATCTGTGCCGACCATGTGCCCATGGCCGCAGCGGTGACCTTTGCCGTGCTCGTGCTCTGAACGGCAGACCACGCGGCGACAGATGCGTTGATCTGTTTGCCGATGGCGTCCTGGGTGGCAACAGACCATGTGCCGGTGGACGCGGCTATCGGCTTGGCCGTCGATACCCGCGCCTGCGCGGCCCAGGTGCCCAGCGCCGCACCAATTTGCTTGCCGACCGCCTCTTGGTTCGCCGCAGACCATGTGTCCATCGACGCGCTAAACGACCGCGTGATAAGCGGCGTGCCGGTGGTAATCGAGCCAGCCCATGCGTCCATTGACGCGGCCAGCGCCTTGGCCGGAGCCCGCGCAATAGTCGCGGAGAACGCGGCCATCGACGCGCCGACCTGCTTCCCCACTGCCCCCTGCGTTCCGCCAGCCCACGAGTCCATCGACGCGGTGAACGATTGCAACACCGCGCCACCCGACGGCGGAGGCTGTAGCAGTAGCAGGAGGCTCATATACTAGACCGGCGGCACCAGAAGTTCGAAGCACTCCTGGCCGCTCGCGCGGATCTGCACGACAAACGACACCCGAGTTGGCTCGTCGACAAAGATCGTAGTCGCCAT